TAGGGAAAATGATTAAGAATAGAAAAGCAAAGCCAATAAAAGGTAAATCTTGTCCGCCTGGGAAATCTAAAGTAACAACTGGTGGAAAAACATATTGCGTATCTGGGGCAAAGAAAAAGTTTAAACCAGGTGCAAAAGTAAGAGACCCTATCTCAAAAAGATAGACAAAAGGAAAAAATAATGGCAAATAAAAATAAATTTGAATCAAAGGGCAAGGCACAAGCGCCTAAGTTCAAATATAAAAAAAAGAAACAGACTATTTTAGGGGTTATAACTGGTAAAAGAGGGAAGAAAGTAAGTCCTCATAAAGGTGGAAAGTGTGCATCTGGACAAATATGGAATCAAAAAATGAAGAAATGTGTTAAACAATCTGGGCCTGCTAGAGAGGCACATCAAAAACATAGGGGCCGTGTATTACGAAAAACAGAAAGGCGTAGGATGGAACTGGGTGTTCATCAATTAACTAAATAATGATTATAGTAGTCCCTAGAGTACGATACTTCCACCAAACAACATCATGCAGGTATATGGTGTTTTATGGCTAAGAATTGTAAGAAGGGTTGGGTTTTTGATAAAAATAAGAATAAGTGTATAAAAGGCATAGATTTGTTAGCTCTTGCTAGGAAGACTAAACTTTGGGATAGAACTAAAAGTGTTAGAAAAAAATTAGGAAAAGCTGGAATTGAAGGATTACAGTAGATGGCTAAGAAGAGAAAGTATGTTTTACGCAAAGGAATTACTGAACCATTCGACCCTGAAGGGGCTGGATATGACTACGATTCTGCCAGGAAATATGGCGTACGTCCAGACAGGACTGGACATTGGCAAAGCAGGATACCAGAAACAGGTTTACTTCTTAAAGGAGCCGGACATGAGACTTGGAGTAAAACATTGAAAGGCGAAAAGAAAGCAGGTTGTAAAGTTGAAAAGAGAAAGGGAAGATACTATTCTATTTGCCCTGGAGATAAGAAAAGGAAGTAGATGGCTAGAACAAGTAAAAAGAGTAAAGCTCAAGTAAATAAGCAACTTTGGGATAGAGCTAACAATAGCCATCGGCAAAGGTGGCAAAGCTTATCGCAAAAAGGGTATGATTTCTATCTTAATGAGCAACTTACTAAAGAAGAGAAAGAGCAACTAGAAGAATCTGGAATGCCTACATTCACTATAAATAGGGTAACTCCTATTATAGAGATAATGAAGTACTTTGTAACTGCTAATAATCCTAAGTGGAAAGCAGTTGGGGCAACCGGGGATGACGTAGATGCGGCTCAAGTACACTCTGATGTAGCTGACTATTGTTGGTATTTATCTAATGGTAAGTCTCTTTATAGCCAGATTTCCTTAGATGCATTAACTAAAGGTATTGGATATTTCTTAGTAGATGTAGATAAAGACGCTGATCGTGGCATGGGGGAAGTAAGATTCAGTAGAATTGATCCTTATGATGTATTTGTAGACCCATCAAGTAGGGATTTCTTATTTAGAGATGCTGCTTTTATCATGGTAAGAAAGAATATGTCTAGGTCTAGGCTTATCAATATGCTGCCGGAACACGAGGCTAGGATAAGAAAAGTATCAAGAGGTACAGATGTTATATCAATGTCTGAAAGAGATATAGAATTATCTGAGTCGATACAACCTGAAGATATCACAATGGGTATTAATATAGAGGCTGAAGATGATGATATTATCCCATATTATGAAGTATACTCTAAAAAGAAGTTCGCATATAGGAATGTATATATAAGAGTACAGCCAACTCCAGCTGAAATGGAGAATATACGGGATCAAGTAGACAAACAACTGGAACAATTCAGAAAAGAAACAGAAGTACAGATAATGGAGAAAGAACTGCAACTCCAACAATCTGTAGAAGCTGGTGAAATCATACTTGAGAGAGCTAAATTAGAATTAGATAAAGCAAGAGACATGGCAGCTCAGGCTTTAAAAGAACAAGAAATGCAGTTAATGTCTCAATTACAGGACGCAGCATCCAAGGTTACTCAGCAAGTAATGACTGAAAAAGATTTTCTCTTACTGGAAAAAAGCCCAGAAGCTCGAAAGAATATTATTGATTCTATTAAATTCCATGAGGATCGCATTATTCAAACTTGTAGTGTAGGGGAAGATACCTTTCTGTATGAATATAAACTTGCTATAAATGAATATCCAATAGTTCCTATACCGTATATGTATACAGGAACTCCGTATCCTATGGGAGCTGTAACTCCTCTTATTGGGAAACAACAAGAAATTAATAAAGCTCACCAGATTATGTTGCATAATGCTAATTTAGCTTCTAATCTGAGATGGATGTATGAAGAAGGTTCGGTGCCTGAAGATGAATGGGAAAAATACTCTTCAGCCCCCGGTGCTCTTCTAAAATACAGACAAGGATTTACCCCTCCAACTCCTGTACTCCCGGCTCCTATAAACAATGCATTCTATACGGTAGTGCAGGAGGGCAAATCGGATGCCGAATATATCAGTGGTGTTCCATCAGCTATGATGGGATTTGTACAAGAACAAACTGAAACATGGAGGGGATTATTAGCTAATGATGAGTTTGGTACTCGCAGACTCAAGGCATGGATGGGGTCAGTAGTAGAACCATGTTTAGAACATCTAGGGAGAATATTCCAGCAGGTATCTCAGAAACACTATACAGTGGAAAAAGTATTTAGAATAGTACAGCCTGAAGCTGGTCAATCTCCACAAGAGCAGGAAAAAGAAGTAAGAATTAATATAAATGTATATAATGACTATGGAGCAGTAATAGGAAGATTTAAAGACTATGCAACAGCAAGGTTTGATATAAGAATAGTAGCCGGGGCAACAATGCCAGTAAACAGATGGGCTCTATTAGATGAATATTTCAAATGGTTCCAGGCTGGATTAATAGATGATATCGCTATGATAGCAGAAACTGATATCAGAGGGAAGAAACAAATAATAGAAAGAAAATCTGTATATTCTCAATTACAAGGTCAGGTAGCTTCTATGGAAGAACAGTTAAAAGACCAAAGTGGAACTATTGAAACATTAGAGCGTCAACTTGTACAGTCCGGTATAAAGATGAAGATTGGGACAGCTTCTAATGAAATAAGGAAAGATGTACTCGAAACAGAATCTCAACAGAAACTGTTAAGAGGCATGATGAAAACAGAATTTGATAAGATGAGACACGAAATGAAGACTGAATTTGAAGCATCAAAACAGCAGTCTAAAGGAGCAACAAAGTAGTTGTATCTTTTATTTTGTGTTGTTTAATTTCAAATAACTAAAAGGAGATCGTATGAACGAGCAAGTAGGCAACGCCGTTGAGGCCCCCGAAAGTGATAACATACTTACCGATACCTTAGACGCTGATAATTTCTTTGAGGAATTAGATCGTAGTGTCAATGGAGGTATTTTAGACGAACCTTCGCCAGCAACCTCGGAAATAGAGAGTGATAATACACTTTCGAGCCAAAGTGAAGTTCAAGCAGATGTCTCGAATGAAGTAGAGACATTACAGAAACGGTATAGCGATTCAAGCAGAGAAGCACAAAGACTAAATGGACAACTAAAAGAAATTGAGCCTTATATGCCAATCCTTGACGCTATGCGAGAAGACCCCAATTTAATTACTCATGTTAGGAATTATTTTGAGGGTGGAGGTCAGACACCTCAGACTATGGTTGAAAGATTGAATCTGCCAGAGGATTTTGCATTCGAGGCTGATGATGCTTTTCAAAACCCCGATTCTGATTCTGCTAAAGTATTAGGTGCTACAATAGACGGTATAGTCCAGCGTAGACTTAATGGAGCTTTACAAGGACAAAAAGCTGAGAACCAGAAATTAACAAGAGAGACCGATTTTCGTTCTAGGCATGAAATGACCGATGAACAGTGGTCCACATTTGTTGATTTTGCAAAGTCTAAGTCTCTTGAACTTGATGATATATACTATCTAATGAATCGTAAGAATAGGGATGAGAAAATTGCCGATAACACAAGGCAGGAACTTCAGGATAAAATGCGTGAAGTTCAGAATCAGCCTGGTTCCCTTGCTACAGCAGGTGGAACTCAGGTGGAAAGATCACCCGACGATACTATCTTTGACGCCATACTAGGTTCTGACAACGAACTAGAAGAGGCTTTCGGTATTTAAAAATTCCTTAAGCCATAACCCTTAATAAAAAGGTAATAATATGGCTGACATATTTAATCTTGAGTCAACTGCTGATGTCGCTGCTGGAGGTTCCACTGGACAAGCCAGATTTGGTACCGACCTCGACACAGGCGTTCTCAGGAGAAAATACAACTTTGGTGATAGAGTTTCTGAATTAGGTATTGCACAAGACCCATTTTTTAGGTTTGTCTCTAAACTTGCAAAGAAACCCACAGATGACCCAGAGTTCAAATTCTCAGAAAGACGGCCATCTTTTCACAAACGATACGCATTTCCAACTGCTTTTTCTGCCGATAATTCAACTTGGGACGAGGATTTGTCTGCTGACAATTCTTCACCTCAATATGATGAGTACGAATCAGCAGGAAGTGTTGTTTACATTAAACTTGCTTGTGATTATAAAAATTCTGGAAATATTCAGAATATTTATGGTCAATCTGGAAGTGAAGTGACAATTGGAGAAGATGGTACACAGCCTAAGTTCTTACTGCCGAATCAGATACTTAAAGTAAACTTTTCTGATTCAGCAGCTGGGGCTGTGAAATCGTATGCTCTTGTTAGAGTAAATGCGGTTACCGCGCAAGATGAAAGCACTGCTACTCCTACAGCTCATACTCATGGAGAAGCTCAGATAGTCCAAGCAACAGTAGTAAAAACAAAAACAGCCGGTGATGATTATTATGCTGGACCTCTTGGAGTTAATGCTCCGGTAGGTGACAGTACATATAGTACATCGCTAGCTGGAACTACCGCCGCTAATGGACTAGAAGCTTCAAAAGTGTATGTAGTAGGTAATGCTCATGAACAAGGGACTGGATATCCAGAAACTTGGAAAGATCAACCTTTCTCAACCGGATATGGACGGACTCAAATCTGGAAAACTGCTATGGCAATGGATAACACAACTCGTGCTACCGTGCTTAAGTATGAACCTAATGAGTTTGCTCGTGTTTGGCGTGAAAAGTTGATTGAACATAAATGGGATATTGAACAATCTTTGTTGTTTGGTTCTCAGTATGATTCAGGCAATGAGTGGTACACACAAGGTGCTATTGATTTCATCTCAAGTTTCGGTAACGTGTTTAGTCTCTCCGTAGCAACTAAAACACAGGATGATTTCTTGGATGATTTAAGTAACTACTTAGACCCACGATACAATAATGCAAAAGCAACATTGTTCTTCGTGAATACGCAAGTATATAATTGGTTGCATAAACTAAGTGGATACTTCACTAACAACCTTGAAATCTCACCTAACTTCCGTGCTGAAATGGCATTAACAGGTAAAAAGAAGGTCTTTGGAGTTGATATTAGTGTTATTTCTACACCTTTCGGTGATATGAAAGTTTCACGCAATATCCACCTTGACGGAGCTGAAGTAAAAATGCTCGCAGTAAACATGAATCATTGTAAGTATCGTCCTCTAGTAGGTAACGGTCTTAATCGTGATACTGCAGTATACGTTGGCGTTCAGACCTTAGAAAACAGTGGTGTTGACCGCCGGGTTGACTTAATCCAAACAGAAGCTGGGATGGAATGGCAAATGCCTGAAGCTCACGCTTACTGGTCATAAAGGAGGTATGAATAATGGCTAATCCTCTATATGGACAAAATAAAGTTGATAATGCTCTTAACACCAGTATCCAAAATACTGGATTTAGGGAGATTACAGTAATAACAGCTGCAGATGCTTCTCATACTTTGTCTGAATCAGATGGTGGAATAATTCTAATATCGGCTGCTCTTGCAGCAAGTTCGGTTATTCAATTACCATCAGCAACAGCAAATAATGTTGGACTAGAATTTAATATAATTTATTCTGGTACTATGGCTACGCTTTCTTACATTCAACTTAAAGACGCTGATGATGCTGTTTTTGCAGGCGTAGTGCATGCAAGGAGATGTGGTAATGCCGCTGGTGTCACTGATGCCGCTGGACAGACTGTGGTTGAGACTACAATTGTAACTACAGTAGCTCAAGGTGAGAAATCGTTAAAGTTAGATGAAAATGATGTTAGCTTTGGCGGTGGTATAGGAACTGACTTAAAGTTTAAGTACGTTTCTCCATCTGTGGTATTTGTATCAGGTGACATAAATATTAATGTCGCTGATACAGCAGTAGACCCTGTACAAGCAACTTCATTTACAGCAACTGGTTGGAGTTAAGGAGGTAACTGATGGCATTAGTAAAAGTTGGTTCACATCCTTCACATGGTGGACAAGTTGTATTTAATGCTACTGCATCATTTACTCTTGACCCCAGTGATTCTGGAAAGATATTTATCTTAAAAGATGCTGCTATAACAGTTACTTTGCCAACGCTTAGTACTAATATAGCAGGTTTTCAAGTTAAATTGATATCTGGAGATGGTAACAATCATGTCATAGCTGGCGGTAACAGTCTGATATATGGTCAAATTGGCGATTTTGCTGGTGGTAATTTTGAGCGTATAGCTGCGGCTAGTGGATATACTTTAACAAATGGTGAAATTGGAGATTGGTTTGAATTAATCACTGATGGTACCAATTGGTATATATCTGGCCTGACTGATAACGGAGCTTAATCTGAAAAGATAAATACACAATAGGGGTCTTTTTATGGCCCCTATTATGTAGGGTAATCAAATGGCATTAACAGACATATCTAACGATATACAAGATATTACTGGAGTAACTACAGCAGATACAGATTTTATTGAATCTGCCCAAAGATTTACAGCATCTAGTGTTCCTAAAGAATTATTATGGTTCGCTAGTACAATTTCATCTGCAATAACAGATGGTAATGGGTATGATATACAATCTGCTGATAGTGTACTTTCGGTAGAAAGAGAGGGATACCCTGCCCCTCAAGTCCCGTTTGCTATGTCAAAATGGATTGATGATAGCACAAGTTTGCATAAAGCTACAGCAAAACATCCTAAGTATTATGTAGCTCAGGGTAAAGTATTTATTAAACCAGACCCATCTTCCGGAGGAAGCAATGATGGATATGTGTATTATGTAGATTATTCTCAAATAGACGATGACTGTGATTTAAGAAATTCAGTTATATTCCATGCTTGTTCTAAAGAATTTTCTCAACTGGCTACTGATGGATTACCTTCTTGGACATCCCCATCATTACCAGTTGCCCCTTCCTCACCAAATTTTGGCAATGATTTAGTTATTTCATCTGCTCCGCCTACTGCTCCATCAATAACTGCCCCTACGGTAGATACATCTGGATGGACAGTTCCTTCATATACTAAACCAGTATTCTCAGCTCCTAGCCTTGGAAGTGTAGGAAGTTTGAATTTACCAGTAAAGCCATCAGCTCCTTCTGCCCCTAGCTTTACTTATAC